CTTATCTTTGGTATTTGGAAGAAGGCACGTTGCCTACTTTTCCTAGACGTAAATCATAAATTATCTTCAACTATATATGCCTGCACACATTCAAAGTTTAAAACGATTCCTGGTGCACGTAATGCCTCTGCAATGACACCGTAGTATTGATCACACTGACCAAACTCTTCATGGATAACTTCAGAAGCCATACGTAAGCATATCTGATCTTGCCCGACTCCGGTGCACATCCAACCAACTAGTAACCATTTTAACATCTAAACTCCTTGACATTGACGTATATAATCTTATATATTAATAAGAACTTAGGACATGATATACTTACTAATAACCGCATTAATATTTATCACGCTCATCATCAACTTTAGATGGTTTTTAGCGATAGGTCTATTAGTTTTGATTGGACTAACTTACACAGGAGTAATTTAATGGATGCAAACAAATATAAATCTGTTGCAATCAAGGTAGATGTTTACAATAAAGCCAAACCAATGGCACAAGCAGACTACTGCACGATGGGTGGATTTATTACAAAACTTATAGAACAAGAGAAAAAGAAACGAGGATCACGGGATGAGCCTAGAAGAAGATAAAACAGTTTTACGCTTAACTGGTGACATGCTAGTTGACGTAGCTAATACAGATGAATTATATAAAGCTTTATACAGAGCTGTTGAATATATTGATACAGATGTCGGTACAAATTTAAACATGACATCATTAGTTTTAAAACAATTTGCTGATCAATTGAAAGCACCAAAGAGACCTTACGTATGGTCTGACTATAAACACGACGCAGTTCAAGAGATGGGCGAACAAGATCCGGACGAGTCGGCCGTTCCGGTTAAGGCAGATGTATAGTGTTGTGAAGTAAGATGGGAGAGATCTCTATCTAACTTACTTCTTTCTCCGCAAAAGCGCACGAAAAGCTGTGGGACCTAATTGTCTATTCTTACTTTCCTCTATTGTTAACACTGACTTTTAGGTTCCAGCCGGCAGCCCTTTATGATATGATTCGTAACCATGAACATAACCGTGGTGACAGAAGATCTGGAGTCCCTAATATCCAGACGTATGGTTCTTGATTTAATCGAGAACGATGAAGAATTTTTCGAAAGTAAAACACACAAAACTATGGCTTTACGAGCCTGTATGGACCTTTGGGACCATGAACTTGTGGGTGATTCGAAGGATTTAAAAGAGGCTACACGCCGATTAATCATACAAAAAATCAGTAAACTTAAGAATGGAAATGTGTTAAGTTTCCCAAAATGATCAAAGATATTGTAACCAATGTGGAGATCTTTACAAAAACGACGAGCCCGCCTGAGATGCAAGAAAAGTTAATGTATAAGGTAAGTTATAGGGATGGTAGTAGTGAAGAGTTTACACATGATGAGTGGCACGAGATAGTTACTCGGGGTTCTGGAGCCTTGAATCAAGGCTCACCGACCACCGCTTAGTTATTTTTTAGTCTCAGCTAATTTAGCCTGTAACATGGCAATAACTATGTATGCCTCTTCTAGTTTTTGATTTAATTCGTTCATGTAAACCTCCTTTGTATAAACGTGCCGATCAACATATAAACACATAATTTAGATGTCAATAAATCTTTGCTCTTGACATTTATTTTTGTTATGCTCCACGCATGGCACAGCGTAAAAACGTTAAATATTTAAGTGTTGTGGCTGGTGTACCAGTTGGTATGATTAACAATGCTATCAAAGAGATAGCCAAAACACGCCGAGTGTTAAAGAAAAGAAAAGTGGGGAAAAGAAAATGAGTAATGGCAGAGGTTCAAAAGAAGAAAGAAATAAAAGATTTGAAAAATTAAAAATGAGAGAAGTGGCAGCTCCGCGTATTAAACCGCGTATTAAACTAAGTGAGTTAGACTCTTATAATGAATTTGTAGATAGGATAGGTAAAAATATTCCTAGTGTGGGCTCTGCTGCAATAGGCAAAATGTTAGGTCAAGCACCTGCAGCTTTTAGAACCAGTAAGCCTGTTTTTAAAACTGGTACAAAAGAAAAAATTAAAAATCTTAAACAAAATATGTCTCGAGGTGGTGAAGCAGATGTTGTTGATCTTACTACAGAAATGGAAGTGAATGAGTAACGTCCTAGCATACGCAAATTTAGGTAAACGTAAGAAGAAAACTACAAAGAAGAAACCTAACGTCCGTAATTTAAAAGAGTTAAGAAAAGCTATGATGGGCGCAAAGCGAGGCGGTAAAAGATAATGGCATCCCCTGCACAAATGGACAGAGACCGTATAGGTCTTAATTTTTCCAATAGACCTAAGCGTAATCTACCTCAAATGTCCCCCACACGTTTGAATCAGCCACCACGTATTGATGATGGCTTCAAAGGTTCTATGGAAGATTTTCGTTCGTTTCAAGATGAGATAAATCGTAAAGAAGATACTGGTGTTAATACACTGATGAATATGAACACATCCCCTGCAATGGGTGGTGGTAACATAGCTCAACAAGTTTTAGGTCCCGCTTATAATCGAGCCCTTGCTACTGGAGCGTACACGCCGAGTAGTTTAGTTGATATGGTTATTAAAGCACAAAGCTTTGGTCGTGGTATAAATCTAGATGGAGTTGGCGGTTTTAACGAAAGATTACAAAGGTTTGAGGACTTTCAAAGTGGAGACGGGGGTAATTTTTTAAATGTACAAGCGCCGAATGTAACAGCTAATATGCCTACTATGGGTGAAGCGTTTCAAGACGCGGTTGGTGGTATTAGTAATCTTTTCTCAGGGTTCGCGGAACAAGGACCACCGATCCTACAATTAATTAAGGCTGGTTTAGGTAAGGTCCAAGATACAGTAACAGATTTTCAAACAGGTCCAGGTTCTTTGTCTGCACAAATTAGAGCCTTAGGCAACTTAGAAAGACAAGAGTTTAATAGATTAGTGGGTCAAGAAGGTTTAAATATGATCGAGGCCCTGCGTCGAGTATCAGGAGGAGTAACTACTCTACAGTAGATATATGTGTCATGCTCTTTATCATTCCTCTAGGAATCGTGGTCGACCGGCCAAATTCCTTGGATACAGGCATAAAGTCCGCTGTTACAGTGACGGATTCTTCGTTTTCTTTTAGGAGTAAACCATAGCTATGAACAATAGCCACATCTTCAAGCTTATCTACATCTTCTGGTTGATACCAACCCGTTGGGTGTTCAACGGTATCAAGCCAAGTAACTTTGACAAGTTTGTAAGACATGTAAATCACTATATATATTATTCTACAGAAATTAAATCTAAACTTGCCCGAAAAACCAAAAATTGGTTTACATATTTACAAAGTAGTAAAAATATATATATATCAAGGCTTCCCTCTGTAAATAAGTTGTTAAACGTCTGTAAATATGTTGGTGTATATTTACATTGTTTGTTGAAAAATAAGGCTTTTTGATGAAGAAAACTTTAGACCTCACTCCAAAACAAGCTCAATTTGTTAATATTTTTATCGAAAAAGGGCTCCAACAGAGTGCAAAACAGTGCGCAATTGATGCTGGATACGGTGAAAACGTAGCTACTGTCATTGCATCTAAGCTGCAAAACCCTAAATACTACCCTCATGTCGTACAGGAAATAGAGAGACGACGTGCTGAACTAAATAGGAGATATTCCATTTCCTACAAATCACACATACAAAAGCTAGCAGAACTACGCGATAACGCCGAGGCTGCTGGTAACTTTACTGGTGCAATTGCCGCTGAGAAGTACAGAGGTATGGTTGCTGGTTTATATATTGACCGAAAAGAAATTATGCATGGCACAATTGATTCCATGTCGGTCGGTGAAGTAGAGGAGAAGTTAGTTGAGCTCAGAAAAAAATTATCCATTCCTGGACAGTATGAAGTTATTGAACAGGAAACACTACAAGGGGAACCTGTCGGAAGCGATGGCGATAGTGCACCTGATGAAGATGGGCAACTTAGTATTCAAGACGCTACATGATACGGGTTGCGTTGACTTTGTAACGATTGACAAGCACGGTGAGATACATTTGTATGATGTAAAAACTGTGTCGATAAGGCAATCAGGCAAGAGAAAAGGACATCACATTAGTAGACTTAGAACTCCATTACAGAGAAAATTAAAGGTAAATTTAATCTATGTAGACTTAGAAAAGCCTGACGTTTGGATAGCAAATCATGGCTGAAGAAAGAAATCTGTGGCTACAATTGAAAAGAAATACACCTGATGTTGTATGGACACGAATAGAGTCCAGCACAGCGCTGGGAATACCTGATTTACATGGCTTTTATCGACGTTGTTTTTGGCTAGAGTTGAAGATAATAAAGAACAACAAGATCAACTTTTCCGCACACCAAATAGCGTGGATAAATAGGCATATTTCACTTGGAGCTCCTGTATTTGTACTTGCGAGAGACCCTCGCGCGAGGACCATCAAATTATTCTCAGGCTCCATTGTCCGTAGTCCTCATACCGTGGACCGTGTACCTCCATTGGTTTCCATTCCAGCCCGGCCCAGGTCCCCTGACTGGGAACAGGTGTTGGCGCTGCTGGGCTCCTGGATGCCGGGGGATTCTCCATTGTCCATTGCCACTAACCCTACACAGCTTCTCCATTAGTACAGAAGCCGGAGCTGCGCTGGGCCAGGGACTCCTGACTTGACACCAGTCCCTGAAGATGGTAATGCAGAACTATCCTTCTTTGTTTAAGTTAGCCAAACATAAACAAACGGTGCGTCGGCGACGGCGCACCAACCTTTCTCCATTCTCCATTGCCTGACACTGAATTAGAATAAGTATAGTAGTATGAGCCCCGCCGGCTCAGGAGCTACCTGCTGGTAAAAAAAATTACTTTAGCTCTTGACATCCTAACTAATTAGGACTATATATAATACATAGACGAAAGTCCCCGAGCGACGGCTCCGTGTTCAAGGTCTATCGAGGGGGTAACAACACAATCCCTCAACGAGGGGGGCAAGCATATGCTAACACAGAACTTGCACCCTCAACATGGATAACGGGTGAGCATCTTCACGTCTCACCCGCCATTAAACAAAGGAGGAAAGATGAATTATAATTACAAACACATAGAATATATTTTACTGTTCAAACATTACTGGAAGCGTGTGCCTTGGTTCGTGGATATGAAAGAGGTGCCCGATGGCCGTTGAGTTCAAACAAAGCTCCATTAAGGAGTGGCTCCTGGACACACAGGAGAGAAGCACCATTGAAGATGTGACCCGGCACGGCTGCGTGCACGGCATTGTTAGTGAGCTAATTTACTATTGGGACACTAATGCATTCTATGAAAAATATCAGGACGAGATATGGGATAAGTTAGAGAACACCAGGGCGGATATGGGCTTGGACTCCATTCTCCATTTGATTGGCACATTTAAGGGGCATGTTGGTAGCGACCTGCAGCTCCGGAACCTGCTGGCCTGGTGGGCGACAGAGATAACGTGTCAGGAGATCTGCATGGACTGGGATGATGAAGAAAGGGCGACGGCCTAGGTGCCGCCGTTCCTGATTTGGTTTGGCATAACTATTCTGGTCAGTGCCTTCGTCATGTTTTCCATTAGTCAGCTTCCTTACGGGCTAGGTCCCCTATGTAGGGAGATCCTGGGGGCCGGGCTGCTTGTGCTGGTTTTCGCACTGGCTGTCTCCATTCTCCATTTACTCATACCAATAATAGTTCTGGTAGTATGGTAAATAGTTCCCGCCAGACTTGGCTGGAATCTGGTGCACAGCAATTCCTGTGCCAAAAAGTTATCCACAGTTTTGTGAAAGTTATCCACAGTTATTTTATACAAGTAGTTGCAATTAGTTAGGATATGATTATATTAAGTACATGAGCAACATTCGTTGTAGGTGTCCTTACCTTTATGGGGTGTTGCTCATAGTAGCGAGGGGGATAAACTGGGATTTTCCTGTATCCCTCGCTAAAGCCAAAGGAGGCAAACATGAACAAAAAGAAGGAAATAGACAAGTTAGCAAGGCTAACAATTCTCAACAACTTCATCAGTTCGAAGTTAAAAGAGCAGAAGAACTTAGTTAAGTCTTTTGTCACGAGTGAAGATAAAGTTCTCAAAGGCATGGAACACAAACTCAATGTCATCAACAGAGAGTATAAGCGCTTTGATAGTGAAGCGTTTAGAACAGATCAACCAGATGTTTATAACTCTTATAAAACGAAGGTTGTACAATCAATGGAATTGAAACCGATCGTAGACGCAGACCAAGAGTCTGAGT